TCCATCCAATTCTCAACTACGTAGTTAAGGTAACCATCTACCTTCTCAACGAGATCAGATTTGATTGAAGCAGTTTCTTCTTCTAAAGACTGAGTGTACTCAGCTTCTAGACGATCAATTTCTGCACTAACCTTAGTCTTAACGGCCGCTTCGAAAATTGTTGCTGCTTTTTCTTGGAATCCTTCAGCAAGCGTTTCATCAGATGAAACAAGAGCGTCAAGGTCAGCAGTAAAGTCATATGACTCTTTTACTTTACCCTTAGTCTCTACCATTTTTTCGTCTTCATCTTCGTCATCCATATCCATGTCATCGCTTTCCTTAGCGTTGAACTTTTCATATGCTGCGACGAGCTTTTCTTTGCTCATCGATGACATTTCTTTGTACATAGCTTGAATTAAGCCAGCTTTTGTTTTAGGTACTTCAGCCTGAGTAGTTGCATCTGCAGCTTTCTTTGTAGCTGCTACAGAAGCATCTTCTTCATCTTTGGCTTCTTCTAAAACATCTGCATCTTCCACGATGGCTTCCTCGGTCTCAACTTCAACGTCTTCAACGAGGTCATCATCTTGGAGCTGTACTTCAGTAACGTCCTCAATGAGATCTAACTCTTCTGTTTTAGTCTCTTCAGACATATATTACACTCCTTAATAATCTAGAGTTAAAGTTTTGAGAGGAAATCTTGCCACACCTTCAGCTGACTTTCGGCCAACTGGGATGAAGATGCTCTTTTGATTTCAGTCTCATATTTTTCAATATCTTGTGCTTTGAGTATGCCATTATCCCAAATCCATTCAACGCCTTCCATAATCCCATTAACGAAGGCTTCAGGAGCTGAGGGATCTTGGACAATGTCCACCGTCGAAAGAATAAAATCATTCCCTACAACGTTTACCCCTTGCCTTTGCACAAGTGTACCCATACCACGACTAGAAACACCCAGTTGAACACCGCCTTCGACCAAACCTTTTACAATTTGACCCATAGGAGTATCAAGTACGAGTGCTTTTCCCATTACATTATTTCCGTCCCAAGAGAGTTCAGTAATGCGATGTGAAACTTTATCTAAGTTAATCGTAGGACCATCGGGATGATTTAACTCACCGACAGCACGACCCTTAGCTACTTGTTCTGTTACGTATTTATTGACAGCTTTTTCCATGACATCTCGTGGATAAATTCTGCCATTACGATTCTTTGATTCGGCCTGCATAAAGATGCCTTCAATGACAGTATTCTTTTTACCGTCTTTGGCTTCTACTATGTAGTTAAGCTCAGATTCTAAATGTTCTGTTATAAGCTTCATTTATGCTCCCATTAAATCAGCAAATTCTTTAGCTGATTTTTCTGCTTCGGCTGCAGACTTGTAGTTAGAATCTAACACTTCGCCATCAATTGTCACTGCAAACTTTGAACCGTTCTTAGTAATAACAGCTTGAGATTTCTTTCCAACCTTAAGCTTCTTTACTACTGTAGCAGCTTCATTCAGATTCTGTTGTATCTGTTTCAGTGTTAGCATCAGTATTTAATTCCATTCCGTTATAAACTTGATTAGCGAGCTCTACCTTTTTGGTGTTAAGCGCATCAGTTATCTTTGCGCCTAAGGCTTGATTAAATAGGTTATTAGCATCAGCTATTTTATCGTTTTGTAAACTATTAACTAAATCTTCAATATCATTCATATTTATAATTCCTATACTATATTTATAATAAAACGATTTTTAACTTACAAATCGTCTTCGTCCACCATTTCACCAGAGCTTCTTTCATCATCAATTTGCTTTTTCATGTCTTCGATATCTTCATCGCTTTGCATTAGAATATTTTTACGTACCCATTCAATAGAATAATAATTACCAACAAACTGATCAATCTCTTGCAGCAATGACATTCTTTCTCTCAGAATTTCAGCATCTTTAAGCTCAGAAAAGTGAGAATCTTTAATATAGTCAACTACTATATTTTCGCGAATGTCTTTCCAATCATTTTCTGTAATAATACCCTTGAGTATGAGTTGTGTTTTAAGCACATCGAGGAATAACCAAGAAAACTTTTTACGTAAGCGATTAATAAACTTTTGAAACTTTACTTCATCGCGTGATATTTCTGTTGAACGACCAAGTGAGAACTGTGCTTCTTGCTCTAACCTATTTACTGGAACATTTAATGATTTATATAACTTCTTTTGGAAGTAGATAATATCATCGATTTGTCCTAGGTTTTCTCCACCTGGAAGTGTAGTAATTTCTGTACCACGG